CACGACCGCGGCTCCTCATGCAACCCGAGGAGGTCGCCATTTGCTTTGGCCCATGCCCTACCTTCCTCGAACACGCGTAGCCATTGCCTACTTGCGTGCATGGGCATGGAGGGCGATGCATTGGCTAGCCCTACGACAACACCAACACGCCAGGGGGTAGCCTTGCCCCATCGTGCTCGGGCTGCATGGACGTAGGGCAGGAGGTCGGGGGGGTACATCAACACGAACCGTCCCATGCTTTCACTGGTGGAGGGGGGAGGCCCGATGGGGCTTTGCGCTTTCCTCCTGCGCCACCTTGTTCTGTGGTGGCTGTCTTAGTGCTGTGGCATGAGGCGCATAGCCCTTGAATCGAGGCCCTGTCGTGGAAGCGCTCACGCCAATCCGTACACGCATGGCCGTGGATGTGGTCGGCCACGGTGGAGGGCTTACCGCATACCCTGCAAGAGGGCTCCTCACGCAGCACGCGTGCCCGCAGGGCCAGCCACCTAGAACGCCCGTACAGGCGTACCCGCTCCTGCGCCTCGGCGTCCCTGCCCGCAGCATCGGGGGTGAGTAGGGGCAAGCCTCCGCGCAGGGTAGCGAGCGGCCCGTGTGCGTTGAGCAACGGCAGGCGCGCGGGGGGCTTGGACCTGGCAAAGGCCGTCACGCCTGAAACCTCATGCGCGGTGCGCGTGCAGCCGGGCGGATTCGCTCTTTGCGCTCGCGCTCCTCCTGCGCGCGGCGCAGTCCGTCGGCCTCGGCTTGCGCCATGACCTCGAGCGCTTTCTCGTGGGCGCTTTGCGGGCTGGCGCTACAGAGTTGCTCGAGCGGCGTCGGCGCAGCGTAAAGCGGCGTTGCCTGTCCGTCGCGCTGCGCCTCGCGCCAGGAGGCCACTACAGCAACGGCCAGGGCGGGCCAGCAGTGCGAGCCGACGCCGTACAGCGGGCCGCGTTTGTGTTTGGTCCCGATTTGCGGCGTCTCGCCTCCTCCGGTTGCCGGGAACAAGTCGAGTAACGCCTGTCGAACGTTGCCGTCCTTTGCCCGGCTGGACCCGCATAGCGCGAGTTTGACCTCCGCTCGCGGGATAAGCGTTGCCTCCTGCGGGTACGGCCACGCCTGCACGTAGCGGCCTGCCCATAGGCACGTATCGAAAACCTCGCGCCCGACTGGCATCCCGTAGGAGGTAATCCACTCGATAGCGAGGCCGTCGTTTGGCTGATAGACCGATGCGGCGACGAACCGCTCGAGGACCTCGCTGTTAGCGAGAACCCGAGCGAATACGACGCCTTTCTCGGGGTCGAGCACGACGAGCCCGGACTCAGTGGGTCCGGGATCGATGCCGACAATGCGACGCGCGGCCATCGCCTTACGGGGCGAACCCGGCGTTCGGGTCGTCGCCACCCTCGGGAGCCACGAGGCCGAGTTCGCGCAACTCGACGTAACCCGCAGCCGTGAGGACCTCGAGCGCACCGGCCGCGAGTGTTTTTTCCGTGACACCGTCGCCGAGGATTGCGCGGATCGAGGTCGCCCCGAGGTTCTCGACCTCGAACACAACGCCCGCGGTCGGATGCCGATGCGCCTCGAGGCTGCGACGCCGGTCGATGATTGCATCGAGGATGCGCCGCGCCGTATGCGCGACCGCGGTTGCGATGCGGGCCAGGGCTTCGCGCAGTTCGGGCTTATCCCCGAGGATCAACACGGAATGCGAGGGCTCGTCGACGGCCAGCGTTACGCCCGGCTCGAGGGCGACGATGTAAGGCGTTCCCGTCGGCGCGGCAATGGTTTCCGTCTCGTCTCCGAGGTTCGTTACGTTGAGCATCATGACAAGGCCCTTTCAGCGTTGCCGCGAGCCGCGCGGCGGCGGTCGTAGCGGGCTTGCGCTTTCGCAACGAGCACGGCACGAGGAGACAGGACAAGCCCGCGATTGCGGGCGTAGAGAACCTCGCTCCACGAGAGCGGCGTCTCGTCGCATTCGGGAGCGCGCAGGGCTTTAACGACGTAGTTCCTCAGCATGGCCGCGCCTCGTTTGGCGAGCGTGACAACGCGCCAGGTCGACGCGCTGCGCCGACGCTGCGGGCCTCGAGCACACGCGCGCCGAGAAAGCGCTCGAGCCGGCGCGCCCAATCGGCGAGGCTCTCGGGCGCGTTGAGTAGGCGATAGCCCTCGGGCTTGGAGCGGTCGCGCACGCGCATGGGGCCGGGCTCGAGGTCGCTCCAGTAGACCGGCGCAACGGTGGCGCGCAGGTCCGCCCATGCGTCGGCCATCGTTTGCGCGTGCAAGGGTCCATTGGTCGCGTTCGTGCCGAGCAACGCACGGCGCGCCACGCGTACGGCGTCAGCTACACAACGCCAGTCGAGGAGCGCTTTCGTAATGCGGCGCACCTCCAGCGGAGCCGCGCCGTAGTGGAACGGGCACACGCCGAGGCCGTCGGGTGAGCCCTCGAAAATCGTCCCGGCCATGGGGCAATCGTCGGCGTAGCAGCGGTAGCGCTGTTGCGGCGCGGGGTTGTGGGGGATGGCATCGGCGATGCTCTCGCGCTTGTTGCTGTTCATTGCGTTAACTCCCGTCCCGATGGAATGCCCCCTCGTGCAGCCGTGACCAGTTCTCGGCGTCGAGGAGCCATTGCAATTCCGCGACGAAAGCGGGACGCCCGTCGTGCGGTCGCTGTCGCCCCATGAGGTATGGCGAACGGCGGATGAACTCGAAGAAGTGGCGAAAGCGGGCAAGGCCCGCGCCAGCGTCGGGCCACTGTTCGGCCGCGGCGTGCTCGCGCCAGCGCTGCATCAACCGCTCACGCCGGGCGCGATGCCAGTCGAACGGTTGAGGCAATTCGGGCAACACCTCGCGCCAAAGGTCGAGCAACGCGCGATGCGGGCATTCCGGCGCACGGTAGGGCTCGGGGCTGTCGGGTTGCGGCTGTTCGGTTCCTGTCGTTTCGTTTTCGCTGGTTGCGTTCGGCGACGCAGCGCGGCGCGGTGAACCTGTAGTTCCCGAATTCAAGGACCCCGCAGGGGGCATTGAATCGGGAACGGAAGGTGAAACTACCGGCGAAGCCGGGAGAGAGACGGAGCCGACAGGCGACGGCTGTATTAATTGGGTACGCGCGCGCGCGAGGAGGTCGAACCGAACGCCTAGCTCCCTCATCCATCGCGAACACAAGCGGGGCGCGGTCGGCTCGATACGGTAGAGCGCATTTGCGACCGTCGAAAGGTCGACGAATCGTTGACGAATTTCCGGGGGTAGTTGGATCGACGAATCGTCGACGATTTCGTAGCTTTTCGTCGGTCTTTCGTCGATCAAAAATAAGGCAAGTTGAGTTCCTGGCGACTTCCCGGCGACCCATTGACGGTAGAGTTTTTGGGTCTCGGTAATCCACAAATGCAGAGCAATCCGCGCAATCTCGGGATGGTAAAAACGCGCGTCATTGCAGAGCATCCATTCAGCCAGGACCGGCCCACGGACGCGTTTAAAGTAACCCCGGCAATTCGCGATAACGCCGAGTTCGCGGTTGTCGTCGGGCACGCTTGCGGCCGGGCTGGCGTGCCACGCATGACGCACGAGCAACGCCTCGGCCATGCGCTGCAATCGTCCGCCGTCCCCACGGATGAGAGCACGGACCGACGCAGGGACCGGGCTGGCTGGCATTCGTACGCACTGAGGCACGAGCGGCGCGGGCCGGATGGTTGCGACGTTGCTCGAGGGGTCAACGAGCCGCATCGCGGCCCCCGCTCGAGGTCGAGGCGGCGGGCGCGGGACGCTTCAATCGCAAGCGGCGCAGGAGCGGCGCATAGGCGCGCAGCACGAGAGCCAGCAGGGGGACACGAGGCGGCAGGATGCCGCGGGCGACCGTGGGCATTGCGTTTCCTTTCGAGGGGAGCGCAACATAGAACGCAGTCACGCAACCGTCAAAAAAGGACGAAAACACAGCCTCACCACGGCCGAGCCGGCGTAGGTAAGCCCCCTAGGCTTATCGACCTCGCGACACTTGGCGACACTGACGGCCACTGACGCACACGACGAGCCACTAAGCGTAAACGTTGCAGCGCGTTTTCTTTTGCAAAAGATGTAGGAGAACCGCGGGCCGTTTCCTATTCTTCGCGCCCACCACGACGGAGCACGAAAGGACGCGGACAAATGCCTACGGATACGACGGACCACGAGACGGGCGCGCCTGCATGGCACGCGCAGCGGTTGAGCGGCATCGGTGGCTCAGACGTTGCCGCGGTTGTCGGCGTCTCGCCGTGGAAAACGCCGCTTGAACTGTGGCGCGAGAAACGCGGGGAGCTTGCCCCTTTCCCCGATTCCCCTGTTATGGAGTGGGGCCGCAGACTTGAGCCTGTCATCGTGCGGGCGTATGCGGAGGCCACGGGCCGGCGCGTGGAACGCCCGCCGATGCTGCGGCACCCGGAACACGGATTCATGATTGCCAATCTCGACGGCGTCGCGGACGGCGAACTCGTCCTCGAGGTCAAGGCCGCGCGCACGGCACACGGCTGGGGTGAGCCCGGAACGGCGTTCGTTCCTCAGCCCTACCTGTTGCAGGTACAGCATTACATGGCGGTCGCTCGCCTGCCTCTGGCTGAGGTCGCGGTCCTGATTGGGGGCCATGACTTTCGCATTTACCGCGTCCCCGAGGACCGCGTATTGCAAGCGCTGATGATCGAGGCCGAGGCCGATTTTTGGGAGCGCGTTCTCCGCGGCGACCCGCCCGAGCCTGTCACGGCCGACGATATGCGCCAGCGCTGGGGCGCAACGCGCGCCATCGGGACCGTTACGGCAACGCCGCACCTGTTCCGTATCGTGCGTCGCCTGCACGTCCTGGCGCGCGATATCAGCCTCCTAGAGCGCTTGCAGGACACGGCCCGCGCCGAGGTTATGCGCTCGCTGGCCGACCACGCCGACACGCTGGTGGACGAGCACGGTAACGCGCTGGCGACCTGGCGCATTGCCGCAGGCGCGAAACGTATCGACGCGGCGGCGCTGCGCACGACCTATCCCGACATTGCCGAGCGGTTCACCAAGCAAAGCGAGCCGTCCCGTCGTTTCCTGTTGAAGGAGTTGCCCCATGAGCACGCGTAAGAAAGCCATCCCGGTCGAAGAAGCGGCGGCGATCCTCGGGGCGTTCATCCGTACCGCCCTCGAGGCCAACTACGGCGAGGACGCGCCCGTTTACGCGTTGATCGTCGTCGACACCGAAACCGACGCGGCCGAATCCGCCTCCTGCATCGTGAGCAACGCGGGCGAGGTCGAGCAGGTCCGCGCGATGCTCGTCTCGACGCTCTACGCGACCTATAAGGAACTCGAGACGCGCGACCTCCCGAGCGAGGCCGCGGTCGAGGACCACGAGCGTCCGCCCGGGGGGCCGCTGCAATGAACGCCGACACCGACACCGACACGGGCGTCGAGGCGGCGCTCGCGCGCATCGAGCCCGCCCCGCAGAGCGCTTCCCTGGTGCAGCGGTTCGCCGCGCGTTTTGCCGTCGACCCTGACAAGCTCATGGCGACCTTGCGCTCGACCTGTTTCAAGAGCGACAAGCCCGTCAGTAATGAGCAAATGATGGCGCTGCTTATCGTTGCCGAGCAATACCACTTGAACCCGTTTACGAAAGAGCTGTTCGCGTTCGACGACAAACGCGGCGGGATCATCCCTTACGTGAGCGTCGACGGCTGGTCGCGCATCATCAACGAGCATCCGCAGTTCGACGGGATGCGCTTTGCGTTCGACACGGCCACGCAGGCTATTACCTGCACGATTTTCCGCAAGGACCGCTCGCACCCGACCGAGGTCGCCGAATACATGAGCGAATGCAAGCGCTCTACGGCCCCGTGGCAGCAAACCCCCTTGCGGATGCTGCGGCATAAGTCGCTCATCCAGTGCGCGCGCCTCGCGTTCGGGTTCGCGGGCATTCACGACGAGGACGAGGCGCGGCGCATCCGGGATATGGGCAACGTCGAGCGCGTCGACGTATCCGATTACCCCGAGGTCAGTGCGACCAATGCGGCGCGCTCCAAGGTGCGCGAGCACCTCGCGCGCTCGAGGACGAGTAAGCCGCTTACCTATGCCGAACTGGCCGAGCAATTAAAGCGTTGCACGACGACGGCCAGCGCGGGCGCAGTGCTCGAGACGGCGGCGCACCTGCCGGACGAGCAAATCGCGGACCTTCGCTCCCTGGCGGCGACGTTGGACCTCGATATCGGTCGCCAGGGCGACGAGCCGCACGGGGAGGCCAGCGCATGAAACAGCTAGACCTTTCCGCGGCAATTGCTTTCTATGCGCCGTCCGATGATTTTTGCGAGGACTGGAAAACGTTTGTCGTCGTCGGCGGAAAAATTGTTTTGCGCCAAGTCGAGGACGAATTGCGCGCGGGCGGAATTGCCGCGGCGCTGGCGGCGATTGAATCGCTACGCGATCAATTAATCGCGATATGCGACGAGGAGACGGAACGGCTCGAACGCGAAGAAAGGGATATGCAATGGACCTTGAAGTAACCGAATTGACGACCATGCGTATAACGCATGTAAACCCGCGCACCGAGGAGCACGGCGACGCGCTGGTCCCGGCACTCGATGTTCGCCTCGAGTGGGAGACGACCTCGGCCGTCCTCGACCGCTTCCACCCGGAACTGCGCGGCGCGCTGTATTGGGCAAACGAGGAGGCGCGTTCTCAGCCCAATATCGACGGCGTCGAGGCGATCAGCGGCAACCTGATATTCCCCGACCTCGACGCGTTGCGCTGGAAAGGCAAGCCCGAGGCGCTCTACACGCTCGCTATCGAGTTGCCCTCGCTGGCCCCAGTCATCCTGGCGGGCTGCAAATTGGGCGGGCTCGTGCTCGACGCCAAAGAGGGCGGGACGGTCGTCGTCTCGTTCCGGCTGCAATGCTCACCCGTGGGAGAGCGCGAGGCCGGCAAGCTCTCGACCATGATCGGCGCACGCGTGCTGGCAACGCTGCGGCAAGCCGTCGACCCCGAGCCGGGCGACGCGCCCGTCCTGGCCGACGCACCAGACCTGCACGCATGGCCGTTCGGCGCGAGCGCACCGCCCGAGAGCGCGAAGCCGCAAACGCGCAAGGGCTGGCGGCGCACGAACATGCTCGAGCGCGAAGCGCAGGCGCAGGAGCGCGACGCGACGGAGACGTTTCTCGCCGCGAGCGAAACCTATATCGCGGGCACGAATGGCGAGGACCGCGGCGACGAGGCCCAGCAGGACACGACGGGGCATTAAAGGAGACGCGACGCAATGGCAACCGTTAGAAAATTAAAAGCGGAGACACCCGTAACGCCGCTCGACCCTGACGGGCCGATGGCGGGATACATGCTCGTTCGCGAATGGGTACGGCTGTACGGCGCGCCGCTGTTCACCTCTTACGACTCGCTCGACTGGTTTATCCGCCAGCACCCGACGGCGTTAAAGGATTGCCCCCATTTCCTGCGGGCCAAGGGCCGGCGTTACCTGCGCCCGGAATTCGCGGAGTGGCTGAAAGCCTTTTACGACCGCGAGGGACAAGCCGCGCTCGAGGCGCGCGAGGCGATCAACGCCCGCCACGAGAGCGAGCGGGCCGCGGCGCGCGGGGAAAAAACACACGGTACGAACGTACCGAGCAAAAAAGGCGGCAAGCCCCCCCGTAAGGGCAAGGGGGCGGCGTGAGCCCCTCGCAAAATAACTCCCCGGGGGCAGACCTGGCGCGTTTGCCCAATGGGGGACCGCGAGAAAGGCTAGTTCCCTCGCGCTATGTTACAGTCGAGTTAGCCGCCCTGCTGACCGGGTACACCGATGGCGCGATCCGACACAAGATCGAGCGCGGGATTTGGTTAGAAGGGCGGCAATGGGTCAAACGCGACGGTCGCGTTCTGATCGATTTAACCGGGGTAGAACGCTGGCACCTGACCGGCAACCCCTAAACCATAGGAGTTAGAGCGCATGGGACGCAAGGCTACAAACGGAGGCGTCGAGGTTCGCGGGAACTCGATGCGGCTGCATTTTGTTTTTAACGGCAAGCCGTGTAAGGAGACGGTCTACGTTAACGGGGTCCCTCTGGACCCGACGAGCCGCGGCGCGCTGGAATACGCGCGCAAACTCGGCGCGCGTATCCGCGAGGAAATGCGCCTCGGGGTTTTCAAATACGAAGTTCACTTTCCCGCCAGCCGCATCGGCGTTGCGGCCTCCACGGGCACGGGCTTTTACCTTGGCGTGAGGCTGGACGACTTTCTGGCGCGGCAACGAATCGCCCACTCGACAAAGGGCGCGTACCGGGCAACGGTTGGATTCTGGAAGCGGGTTCTAGGCGAGGACTGCGATATCCGCACGATAAAGCCCGACGCCTGTGTAAAACTGCTAGAGGACGAGGGCTATAACTCCACGGTCGTACGCCTGCGGCTGGGTCTGTTGTGCCGAATGCTTGAAATGGCGCAGGCCGACGGGTTGATCGAACGAAACCCCCTGGCCGAGGCACGGGAAATTAAATTGAAAAAGAGCCCGAAGAAACGCCCAGACCCTTTTGACCTCGAGGAGGTCGACGCGATCCTCGAGCATATGCGCGAGCGATACAGCGCCCCCGTAACCGCCTATTGGGAGGTCAAGTTTTTTACCGGCCTCCGCACGGGCGAGGCTTGCGCGCTGGATTGGACTCAGGTCGATTGGAAGCGTAGGACCCTGCTGGTAAACCGCACTTTCACGGCCCGCCGATTGAAGCTCTCGACGAAAACCGACGTTGTCCGCGAGGTCAACCTTAACGCCCGCGCGTTTGCCGCGCTGCAACGGCATCACATGGCCTGCGGCAAGCCATCGAGCGGCATCATGTTCCCTACCGGGACGAATACCTACAGGCGGCACGATCACTGGCAGGACCGCTACTGGAACCCCACGCTCGACGCGCTGGGGCTGCGCTTTCGCGACCCGTACGAGACGCGGCACACGTACGCGACCATGCTCCTTATGGCGAACGTGCCCGTCGGCCTCGCCGCGGCCCAGATGGGCCACAGCGTCCAGGAGTTCACGAAGACCTATGCGAAGTGGATCGACGGCGAGCGCAACGCCGTGGCAATCGCTCAGGTCGACCGCTTCATCGCGCAAGAGACGCAAGCGACCCGCGAGCGGATGCAGACGCCGCTAAAGTTGGTCGCATGACCCCGAATAACTCCCCAATAACTCCCCGGCAACCCTCAAAAATGGAATTTCCCCAATGAGAATCAAAAAGTTAGGTATGTTCAACCTGAACTGATTTAGGGTTTTGGAGGGGTCCCCTGTGGACCCCTTCCCTCGAGAGAGTTCCCTGGGTTTCCCTGCATTCGCCTTATATTTCCCCGAATAACTCCCCGGCTCTCCCTCAGTGGAGGCCGGGGTTTTTTCCGTCTGTCGCCGCTGCAAAGGCGTGCACGCCCGCTTTCTGTTTCTCGAGGACGCGGACTACAGCGGTCGCCAACTCGAGGAACGCGTCGCTGACGGCGGAGTTAACTAGCGGCAGGGCGACGTAAGCCGCGGGCATGGTCAGCCCGGGCGGCGCGTGGTTCTCGCCGAGGCGCACCATGTAGAGCGCTAACTGGCCGCTATCGCCCTCGTCCGCACAAATCGCGAGTTCAAAGGGGACGCCGTCGGCGGTCGCCGAATGTAGCTCGACAAGTTTTTTTAGCATGGGCCGCGCCTCCTGGCCGCAAAAATGATTGACTGAAATAGTCGGGTAGCTTTTTGCCGGATTGTTGAGTTGGACTGTCCAAAGCTCGGCAATGGGTCTAATCGCCCGCTCTACAGTGTCTAGGCAAATGGATGGGCTCCCATATGCTCATCCGTCTTAGACACTGTCAGCGGGCCGTTAAATCGCTCCTAGACCCATCGGTCGATAGAGCCACGAACGCGACCGAGGCAAGGCCACGGGAGCGGCAGGGGGTAAAAACGCGCGCAACGCCCCGTTAGGGGGCTGGATAAGGGTCGGGGGCAAAAAGGGGCTTGGCGAATATGCCGTTCGTCCGTAAAAGCCTTGACGCCAAAGCCTCCGCCATGGTTGAGCACTGGATCGCGAGAGCCTTATACGCGTTTCTCGCACCGCCAGCCGTCCGCTTAGACCGCTTAGGAATTTAAGAGAATGGCTATCGGACCTGGCGGGTAGCCCGTCTTTTCCTATAGCTGGACTATTACGCTCGGGTACTGCTGACCTGACCGACGCGCCCGGCTCATCCGTGCTAGCCGACAATAGCCGACCGTCTCGCTCAACCATTGGGGCCGCGGTCAACATGGCGGCTCATTGTCGAGTAGCTCAATCGCACGGGCCACGACGGCATGGGAGGCGAGCCCGACGCGGACGGCGTCGTCGACGGCGAGGCGCAAAGCCCGGCGCGAGCGGTCCAGATCGAACCGCAACGCCTCGACCTCAGCCAGGGCAATCGCGACCTCGAGCCACTCGGGCAGCGGCGCGGGCGGCGGGACGGGGGGCGAGGGTTTGGGCGGTTTCATGGGCCGGGCTCATCCCGCGGCGAGCCTCTAAGACTTGACCCACTCGGGCAGCGGCGGCGGCGGCGTCTCGGGAGCGTCGAGCGGCGTTAAATGTTGACGCCGGTAAATGTGAACCATGCGCGTGCCGTCGTGTTGCATAACGACCCCCTCCTCGCCGTCGTGCCGGCGATAGGTGCCAACGACCGAGCCGACGAACCCGTCGAATTCAACGCTATAGCGCTTTCCGAGGTCGCCGACTAAATCGCGCAGGGTTTGCGCGTCCTCCTCCCAGCCCCATTCCTCGAGTTCCGCGGCCAGGGCGAGGAGGTCGTGTAATCGGGCGTCGCTCGGGCGGACCTCGAGCGGCTGGTCGAGGTATCCCGTCGCGATTCCGAGCCCGGCCTCGATGCGACGCGCCAGCGAATCCCCAATCGGTCGCCCGTGCTTTTCGTTGTCGCTCAGCGCGTTATGGATTTGGGAGGCGTGCAAGCCTGCGGCCTCCGCCATTTGCGTCTGATTGTTGCCGAAACGGTTAGCGCATAGCCGGCGCAAATGCTCTTTGCGCTGGTGGATGACCTCGCGCTGGTCCCTCAGTTTTGCCATGCTGTTCCCCTCCTATGTGGGCGCGACCTCGTCCCACGGTTGCCGCTCGGGCCAGCGCGGGTTTAGCGCGTCAATGCCCGCGCCTCGAAACGTCCCCTTTACCTTGATCCACATTCCCGGCGGATGCTGCGAGGTGTCCGCGTAATTTGCGAGCGCGGCGTCCGCTTCGGCGCGGTTCTGATAGCAATAACGCCGTTCGTAGCTTTCGTAATTCAGGCCCACGGCCAGGGCGCGCGTGGTTAGGTAATCCTCGAGGCCGCAAACGAGCCCGTCGATTACTCGCAAGCTGCGCCAGGACGTTTCGCGCTCGAGCCATTGCACCAGGGCGGTGAGTTCACTTTGCGTCATAGGTCAGTGTGCGATCCCGCGCAGCGCGTCGATTACTGATTGCGGCCCGCCATTGGCGTACACGAGCCGCGCGCCGCGGCGACGGATTTTTTCCTGGGTTGAATGCGATACGAATTTTCGAGCCATGACGACAACCGGCGCGGACGTATCCTGCGAGGCTTGATTTTCCTGCTTCACAAAATGAACATCGAGAACCTCGCTCTCGTCGAACTCGCGACGCACCAACGCTATAGCGGGTCCGTACAAGCCGACTACGTCGACCCGTTGCCGCGTGGGATGCGCGACAACCCCGGGCGCGGCGTCAGCGGGGCTCGCTGCCTGCTGGCTGGGCGTGGTCTCCTGCACGGTCGCCCCTGCGCCAAGAATCGTCATCACGACTTCGCGCACGGTGCGCGCGACTTGTCCGTCGATTGCCTGCCCCAAGAGCCCCAATTGCTCGCCGAGTGTCTCGCGCACCAGGGCGACCATTTCCTCGCGCAAGGCGGGCACGAGCGCGGCGCGCATTTGTTCGACCGTCGGAGCCGCGGGGATCGAGGCGAGGGTCCCGGCCCATTGGTGCATTGCCTCCGCCAGGGGGGCTAGCGGCCCGCCAGGGGCTGCATTGGAGGGCGGCAAGGGGATAGGGGCGGGCGCGGCATTCAAGGGCGCAGGAGCCGCGGGGGCGGGCGTCGGCTCGACGCGCTGCGGGGGCTCGGCCAATACCGGCAGGACGAGGCGCTTGGGCTGGTATTTGGTATGCCGTCGCAAAAACTCCTCGAGGTTCGTGCTCTTGACTCGCCGCGAGAGTTGCACGAATTCGGAGCGCAGGCGATGCCGCTCGGGCGGCAATTGCGCGACCTGTGCGAGCATGGCCGCGTTAACGAGTTCGTCGCGTGAAATGGTCGGATGCGACAGGACCTCCTTTACTGCGCGGTCGTGCGCGAGGGCGGTCCATTCATCTTTCGAGTAGCGAATGTTGTGTTCGCGCTTTGGCCGAGGCGGCGCGGCTGCACGCTCAGCGCGGACGCGGCGCGGAGCATTGCGCGGGCCGCGGGGAATGCCTTTATCGCGGCGCGGTTTCTTCACAAGCCAGGGGTTAGGAGCATTGGCGAGCGGCGAGGACGCGTCGAGGTTTAAATACTTTGCAGCCTGAGCGAGGGCCGCGTCGACGATATGGGGCCAGTGCGCGCAACTCATGTAAATGGAGTCGCGCGTTCGCTGGCGTTTTTCAGGTAGCACGCTTTGCGCTCCGAAAATAGTTGCGGTGCGCTCTCGTGCCTCCTTAAGCCGCACGAGTTGCGGCGCATGGGCGACGATGGCGCGCCATTCCTCGGGGGTCCACTTGGTTAGGGTTCCGGGCATTGGGCTAGCTCCTTAAGTTGCTGCGGGGGGGGCTCGACCTGGCGGGATTGCACCCGCGAAACTCTACGAATTGCGATGTTTTTAGCACTCTAGGCAATGCTCGCTCGAATGCTGTAACCAAGGGTTAGAACGCTGGGGTATCGCTTAGGGATTTTCGGAGGTTTGACAATCTCAACCGCCCCCGTTATCAATCGCGCCATTCCATAGGACGCAGCACGCAATGAGCACCCCGCGCCGTAGGCCGGGCCGCTCCGAGCGTCAGCAAACTCCGAAACCCGGCGACGGTGAAAACCGGCCCGGTCCCGAGAGGACTGGCCCGGATGAGCCCCGCCGATAACCCCGCGACGTTTCACGGTCGCCCGCCCGTTGCCGAGGTCAAAGCCTCGAGCGACCGCAAGCGCTGGCGGTTCGTCATATCGCACGAGGACCCCGACCTCGTCGGCGACGTAGTCGTGCAAGCGGGCCTCGTGCCCGTCTCGCCTCGCATCCCGGCTCAGGTCGACCATAGCGGGCAACTCCGCGATCAAGTCGGCGAATGGTCCGATATCAGGGTCGAGGGCAACAAGACAACCGCGACGCTCACGCTCCTAGAGGCCGGGCTTACTCGCGCGGCCGATATGGTCCGCGCGTTCCTCGAGGCCGGCGTCCGCATGGCCGCGAGCATCGGATTCGTTCCTGACGAGAGCGCATACGAACTCATCCGCGACGCCAAAAACGAGCGCGTTACCGGCATCAAGTTCCTAAAGGCGCAACTCGTCGAGGCGTCCATTGTTGTCGTCCCGGCTCAACCGCTCGCGCTGAACATTGCAAAGGGCCTCGGGCTGAGCCTGCGGGACCTAGAACCATTTGAAGCGGTCGAGAACGTGCAGCGCTTGCCGCGCGTCTCGGCCCGCGCCGACCTCATCGCCCGAGCCGCGCCCGCGGCGTCGAGGGCGACCTCGCATCGTGAAAGGGGGTCGACCATGACGCCCACTCTCGCCGAAAAAATCACCTCCGCGAAAGCGGCCATCGTTGCCGACGAGGACCAACTCGCCGCACTGTCCGCGAAAACCGCAGGACTGCCCGCGGGCGAGGACCCGACCGAGGAGGACCGCGTCGAGGCCGACGAGCTAACGGCCCGCATCGAGCGCGGCAATGTGAACTTGAAGTTCCTCGAGACGATGGAGCGCGGGTTGGCCCGGCGCGCGGTCGGCGCAGGCGAGCAACGCGGCGCGCCCGCCATCGTTCACGCCAACCGTAAACCCACGGTCGACCTGTTCGTTCGCTCGGCGCTGGCCGCGTTCGAGTCGAACGTTACGCACCAAAGCGTTGAGAGCATCGTCGCTCGGCGCTGGCCGCAGTCGGTGGAACTGGCCGAGGTTTCCAAGCTCCTGACGTTTAACGTCAAGGCCGCGCAAGCGCCCGCCATGACGACCGTTCCCGGCTGGGCGCAGGAGTTGGTACGCGACACCTACGCCGCGTTTATGGACCTCCTGCAACCCGAGAGCGTGGTCCCGCGGATGCCGTTGCAGCGCGAGGACTTCGGTGGCGCGCAAAGCATCGTTATCCCGGCGCGCGATGCCAACACGACGCAAAACCTCGCCGCGGCGTTCCGCGCGGAGGGCGCGCCGATCCGCGTCGGCGCTGCAAAGCTGACCTCGCAACGCCTGACCCAAAAGAGCATGGGCGTTATCGGCGCGTTCACGAAAGAACTGCTGGCCCGCTCGACGCCGAGTATCGAGGAGGCAATCCGGCGCTGGATGTTGCAGGACACGGCGCTCGCGCTCGATACGGCGTTCCTCGACGCGACCGCGGGAACCGCGATTCGCCCGGCCGGGATGCAAGCGTACGTTGGGGCCGGCGATACCGCGGCCAGCACGGGCAACACGGCCGCGCAAATCACGGCCGATATCCGCGCCCGGCTTACGGCAATGTCGAACGCCAAGCTCGGGCGTAACCCGCGCTGGCTGATGAACTCGGCGCACTGGTGGGGCGTCTCCATGAGCCTGACGCCGACCGGGGATCGAGCGTTCCCGGAAGCGGCAAACGGGCAACTCGCGGGCATCCCGGTTATCACGAGCACGACCGTTCCGCTCGGCATCGTTTTCCTGATCGATGCGGCGGAGGTCGTATTCGCTGGCGGCGCGCCCACGTTCGAGGGCTCCGACGTTGCGACGCTGCATATGGACGACGGCGCGCCCAATACGAACATGGTTACGGGGCCGACGGTTCTGCAAATCTCCACGGGCGCGCCAGGCGCGGCGGTCGTGGCTACGCCCGTCGTCTCCATGTTTCAGACGCATAGCGCCGCGGTTAAAGCGCTGTGGATGATCGATTGGGCCGTGATCCGGGCGCACGCCGTGCAGACCATTACCGGGGTGGCGTGGTAATCCGATCCTTGCAGCGGTAAGCAATCGGGGCCGGGGACACGCGCAAGCGGCCCGGCCCGTTTTTTCAAAGGGGGCAGTATGGCAACGCTACGCAACAAACCGGCGCTCGAGGCTGCACCGCCCCCGACCGAGCCACCGCAGGCGACGCCAGCCAGCGCGACGAACACCGGGCTCGTTACCGTATGGGTGACAAAGCAGGGCGTTCCCGAGGCGGGCGGCGAGTGGGGTTACGTTGCGGTATCGCAAGCGGACGCCGCGGCCATCATCGCCCGCGGCGACGGCGTCGACCCGCTAAGCGGCGAGCCGCTGCCCTATCGCGACGGCGAGGAGCCGCCC